CGATCGAGAACTGCACGTTGGCCAGAGAGGGGATGCTCTTGACGCCCTGGTCGCCGAACGCTGTCACCTCCGACAGGGCGCGGGCACCCGGAAGGCCGGAAACGCTGTTGAGGTAAATCTTGACGCTGCGCAGCGTTCCCCCGGAGTCGTCCAGGGAGAAAACCGCGTCCTTTCCGTGCGTAAAGGCCATGGCCTTGTCTCCTTAACGGGGCGCTGCTGCAACCAGTAGCGTGATCGAACCTGAACCGGTCACATCGATGGATGACCGAAGGTACCTGTTGATGGTGGTGCCGTTGGCCACTGATGCTCGTTGGAAGCCAATGGCGGTAACGGTGGTGAACGTAATCAAGTCAGACCACGCGCTATTGTCTGGCGAATGCTGGATCTTGACCACAACATTGGTGAAGCCTGAGTATGCGGTGACATGGAGTGCGCCAACGCATCCCGCCGTGGTGGGCGTGAGCGGAGATGCACCCCGGTCTACCGCGGTACCAGTCAGGGCATCGGCGGTGTATGCCTGAAGCGCGGCAACCACATAGCCCATCTCCACGGCCTCGTCAGGCATCGCAGAGAGGGTCATTGAGTTGGCATCCGCCACAGCTGCGTTCACGGCGTACTCTGTGGGATCACCAAGCATGAACAATGCCGGCTTCCCGATGGTGACGCCATCCGGAAGGCACGTCACCATGAAGGCGTTATCTGATCCGATGGCGCCCTGAATTTCGGCAGTCAGGCCAGATGCAGGGCTAGCCTGTTGGGGGCCGCGCAAGCTGAGCGATCCGGACATCAGGCCGGGGACAAAGTTAGAGCCAGCATTGCCGGCAGTCTGGCCAACGCATGTCACCTCGGACATGGCGCGCTGGAAGGCTATCGACCATCCGGATACCTCGCTGGATACCTCAACCTCATCCACGAGGACCCGAGTGGCTACTCCCGGGAGAAAGCTCACGAAACCACCTCGATAACGATTTCGGCACCGAGGTATTGCACCCGGTTAAATTCCACGATGCCCGGTGACCGGACTTGCGTCATGATTGCATACGAAACCAGCCCGCCCAAGGTCTGATTAGCCTCTAGGGCTGCCTTCAGGCGAGCAACGCCCGATGTAGTCTTCCGTGAGAGAAATGACCAGAGCGCACGCTGAGCGTTAGCCGCATCCTGATACTGAACCAGTGCTAGGGCAACAACACTGAGTGAATCCGCCCCGCTACCCATGTTCAGGTCAAAGGTCTGTGAGTCCAGTTCCAAGACGAGAGATGGTGGCTGGATTTCGTCAGGTACCTCAGCCTTGCACTCGATAGTCACGGGGACACCGTTGATCGTATCGCCAGTTGCCACATTGTTGAATGTGGCCGCTAGGGCGTCCATGATCTGTCCAATGTCATAGTTGACTACGCTCATGATGCCACCATAAGCGTAGTTGTCGCGGTTCCCCGGTAGACATACGGATCAAGCTTTTCCTGAGCTAGCGGGTTCGAGCGAATCCGGACGGCATAGTCCCCGAACCCGGCAACGCCAAACGGCGTGTCTTTGCTCTTGTTATCCTGACTGGCCAGGAGAAGGCAAGCCGTATTGATGTTCGAGGGTACGGCAGCCCATCCCCACTTTGCCGTGATCTTCAGTGTAGATGCCGAATAGAAGAGATTCGCCCACAGTGGATGACTGTCCACGGAAAGGCAAATCCTGTTGTACGGCCATCCCGGGACCATGTCCACGATACCGTCAAGTGGCTCAAACTGGAGTTGTGTTACATCCCAGTTTGTCCCGGCAGTTGTTCCAAGATACGGGGTGATGACAAGGCCAGTAAGGTCCCAGAAGTCATGCACATCCACCCCGGATGGTCCTGGGCGAAAAGTGCGCTCTGTAAGCGTGGTTAGCTGACCAAACTGGCGATGTGTCCACCGGTTGATGTCATCGGATGCCGAAGTAAGGCGCCGAGTAAGTTCAGCGTCCTTATCCGTCTTGGAGTCGGGAATCCCTAACCAAGCCTTAAGCTCGGCAAGCGTGGCGTACGGTCCACCGATAGCAACCATTAGCTGTCACTCGTATCATCGAGTAGTTGACCAGCAAGGCGAAGAAGTGCGTTAAGCTCTTTGGCAACCGTCTGAAGGTAGTTGACTATCTGCGCGTTTGTTGGGCTCGCAATTGCGCGGAACGTGTTATTAGCGGCAATCGCTGCTGGAATCTTTTGACGAAGAACGTCAACAGGATCTGCTGGTGTAGCTGGGCGCGTATATCCGCCAGAAATCGCGGTGGCTTCAAGCATAAGCGTTCCGCCATCACTTGGAGTCCATCCGGGATCTGTAACCGGATCGTACTTAAATGGTCCCGAGAGGATTGTCTTGGTACCAGTATTTACGCTGAAGTAGCGACCGATGGCCATAACCATAATCCCCTAAAAGAACGTGATAACACGTGCATAGCCATCGGCGCCGTTGCCGCCACGACCGGATGCATTACCGTTCAGGGATGCACCGCCGCCACCACCACCGCCGCCTGGAAAACCGCCATCACCACCACGCCCAGCGGCGCCGGCAATATTCGATCCACCGCCACCGCCACCGATTCCACCGATCAGGGTTATGCCAGTGGTGATAGCTGCGGAGCCATCCGTGCCGTTGCCTCCGCCAGCCGTACCTCCTGCGGGGTTGACAAAACCGCCGAGTGTTTGTCCACCGTTTCCGCCTGCGGTATTTGCTGGGGTAGTGGCTATGCCGCCACCGCCCCCACCTGACGTTGGATTGCTCAGAGCATAATTTGATGTTGGGTTAAGCCCGCCAGCGCCACTGCCGGCAGCACCGGTGGCGCTAGATGCACCAGCCGTAGGACCGAAAACACTGCTTCCAGCAGTTCCCGCACCAGTGTTACTGCCACCAACGCCCCTGGCGGTACCTGAGACGTTGACTGCGGAAGATCCATATGTCGTATGGGCTGTGCCGAATGTACTGTTACCGCCGTTATTGCCATTGTTACCATTGGTGTCATCTGTCGAAATCGCGGCGCCCCCAGCACCACCAGCGCCAATCGTCACGGTCACGGTCGCTGGAAGCTCTGTGGTCGTAAACCACGCCTCATAAACTGACCCACTCGCGCCCCCACCCCCGCCAGTAGATAACGTTCCGGATGCACGCCGCGCGCCCGACCCGCCACCCGAACCGCCAGAAATTAGCCGAACCAAAACCATGCGCGCAACGTTCGGCGACGGATTGGTCCATGTCCCGCTGGCGGTAAAGTTCTGTACATCTGGCGCAACTGGGTTACTCACGCGCTGCATGTCAGTTCGCCCCCGTGGTCACCAGATGACATACAGCAGTACCAGACGCTACGATTCCGTAAACCGCATCTCCGGACTCAATCTCGCCAATCCACGTTTCCCCGGGATCCAACTGGTATCCGGTGGATGTGGTAACAGTGGCATCGCCCCCGATGTAAACGGCCACAGATCCGCGATTGCGCACCAAGAGAGATGCTTGGTTAGCCTGGGTGAAAGTTCCACGGCGAATTGACGTGTTGTCCAGCTGGGTGGCCGATGTGGTTACGGTAACCCTTCGAGCATTAAGCACTACTCCACCAACCCTAGAGGCGTAAGTCTGTGTTTGGCGTATAACTCAGCCTGGCGCGCGATCTCGTGCCCCTTGGCTTGGATGAGTGTTTCCTGCTGCATGGCGTACGCCACCTCATCAAGGAAGATGCCACCCTTGTAGTGACTCGTCTTGATGGAGGTATCTACGCCAATCCCGATTCCGGCAGCCTGCGCTCTGATGCAAAAAGAAAGATCCTCGGAGAATGTCCGAGGGGTGCCATTGCCGCCCGCCGTAGCGTCGGTGATCGGCATGAACGGATCAGGACCGATCTTGGCTATGGCGTCTCTATGAACCAAGAGGCAGGCTGCCCCCGTACCGGCAACTTCCTGGAAGGCATCCCGCTTGTACTTGCCGATATGGCGGAATCCCTTTTCCCCCGTATCTTCAACCTCCACCCAGTTGTACAGGGTGGGAATGATCCGATACCTGTAGGCGTAATATTCGCCTTGCACAACATCGGGATCCAACTTCTGCGCAAAGCAGAGTCCGCCAACGATCTGAAAGTTATGGGATTCGGCTGACTCGATAAGTCGATCGATGGTGTCCCCGGCAAAGCCCATATCCGAGTCGACCATAAACAACCACTCTGCATCCTGATCGAGGAAGTAGGCGGCAATTTCTGATCGAGCGGAGGCCAATCCCATGGTGCCGGACATCTTGCGAATGTACTGTGCGCTTCCGTTCGGGCCGATAATGCGCCCGGACGAGGCTTGATCGTAAAGCATCATGTCAGTCCATGAGAGACCAAAGGACGCTGACCATGTACCGCCATCGACTACGGTGGGAATCGCGCTTCCGTGCTTCACGCTTCCCACCTTCTTTCCTGATCCCATGACATCCTCGCTTGGGCTGATTCGGCTGATTTTGGACCGCTGTCCCCACCCTCAGCCAAAGATGGGGACAGCGGTAGCTCAGTTACTTTGACTTAGGCGCGCTCTTAGTCGGCTTCGGGGTGACGGATGCCTGACTTTCGGCAATCGCGTCAACATCCTCATCCTTGGCAACGCCAGCCGTAGGGGTCTCTTCCGGGACGTAATCCTGCACAACGGAATAGTCGGTAGCGACATTTCCGGGAGAGGGCCGGTTGTCCAGATCCTCAGTGCTCACCACAAGGTTGACGTGAGCACCCTCAGCATCTACCGGGCCGTTTGTCTTGGACAGGAAGACGCCATCACCGGCACTGACTACGCCGCCCTGGTGATGCTCGATGGGCTGCTTGTCGTCGTAATCGGGATCTCCTGAGCGGACCTTTTCATAGACCATGTTTGGCCTACCTTCCTATGGGTACGGATGGGGAAGGTTCCCCCTGACTAGGCTCATCCGTGCGGCCAACCCAGTCAGGGGGCAGGGGTTACGCTGTGGTCTTGTCCTGGAGGATGCGGAAAGCAAGGTCGTTGACGGAGTCAGCTCCGTTGCGGAAGTGCATGTACCAACCCCGCCGGCCATCAGGCAGGTTGTTGCTGGTGTTGAAGAAATGCGGAATGAACTCGATTGAGGTTGAGCCCGGCTTGTCCACGATGATGTAGTTACTCATGTCACCGAGGACAAGCACATTGTCGATCGTGGTCGTCTGCTCAGTGTTCGGAGCCTCATCCGACTCCACCACCGGACGACCAATGAGGCGATCGGTGAAGTCCTGTGTGATGTCCGTGGAGTAGGAGGCGGACAGCGCAGTGCCGAGGGCCTGAATGTAACCAAGGAAAGTGGGGTTCATGACCCACGTGGACTTGCCACGCCACCGGACCGGAAGCTGCCGACGAACCTTCTGAAGGTCGGCAAGAGCGATACCGGCAGCGTTGGTGGTCATGGCCACCTGAACGTTGGTGTTGCTGGCCAGGGTGGTGAACAGGCCCGTCGGCTGACCAGAGCCGGAGCCGGTCATGTGGGCGGCGGCTTCCAAGCGGTCCCGAGCGTCCGCAAGCATCATCTGAACGTCAGAGGCCAGACCAGTGATGTCCTCGAACGACTCGATGGACGCCATGATCAGCGCCTTCGCGGCGTACACCGGGATCTGCGCAGGCGCAACGGCGGGCGAGTCATCCGAAACCTCGGTGAGTTCAGCGTCCCACGATGCAGTGGCGCCGGCAGTGGTAACGCCGTTCCACTTGTTCGCTCCACCGGTCAGCGTGACCTGACGCGCCACAGAGCGCATGACGTTGGAAACACCGTTGTTCGTAAGGATCAGGGTGGGGTCAAGGTGGGTCGGAACGAGGTATCCGC